CCACACTTTCTGTTGCAGAAAGAAATAGGGCCGCAAGATCGGCATTTCAAGCCTCAGCAAACAAAACAAATCAACTATCCTAGTATATGCACTAATTTATACTTTATTTTTTCAATTTAATGCATCATGAGGCCGCGCGCGATAATTCGCCGGTATTTGCAAGATAACTCTCTTTTTCTAGTCTTTCGTCTCACAAAACATAATTGCACATTCTAAAATCTACTGCCGCCGAACATGTCGAGCGTTCTGGCTGATCCTCGCTTTGCTTGGCAGTTATCATTCCAGATCAGCAGCTCCTTAGCGTCGCTGGCGTTCTCTCCACCTCCAACAGTGTACTTAATCGACAGCTGTTCCATATGAAGCCCATCAAAGACCTTTCTGATGTCTGGATGATCATTAATGCTAATCAACATTGATCCATCAATCGACTTGGCCAAGTCAGCCATTCGCTCATAGTGTTCAAAGCCAAACTCAACGCCGTAGCCAGCTGTTTCCCAGTAAGGTGGATCCAAGTAACAGAAAGTGTGCTCACGATCGTAACGCTCCACCACCTTCTCCCAGGGCAGGTTCTCAACATAGACACCCTGCAGTCTGGTCCAGGCCTCTGTCAGATCTTCTTCAATGCGGAGAATATTCAGCCTCGGCTGTGTGGTTGTTGCTGTGCCGTAGGTTTGGCCATCACAACGTCCACCAAAGGCTTGCTTTTGCAGATAGTAGAATCTGGCTGCACGCTGGATATCAGTTAAAGTGTCTGGAATCTTGGCTTTCTCCCAGTCGAAGACCTGGCGTGAGCTGATAGCCCACTTGAACTGCCGGACAAACTCCTCAAGGTGATTCTGCACAACACGGTAAAGATTGCTTAGCTCACCATTGAAGTCGTTGATCACCTCGACCTCTGAAGGTGGCTTGCGGAAGAACACTGCCGCTGCCCCAGCGAATCCTTCAACGTAACAACTATGGGTTGGAAATTTATCCAGAACAGGCTCCATCAGCCTGCTCTTGCCACCCATCCACGGGATTATTGGTTTTGCCATTGTGAGCCTCGTTTTTAACTACTGCAAAACGTTTTTGTATTATGCTAGGCTCCACCATGCCGATCGGCGGGCCTTGCTTAGCTCACAGGCTATATTCCTGTGGGTTAGGGGTTGGGTAGCGGTTGCCGCCGCTGCCCAGCAGCCCTTTTCATTATCTATCCATATATTTCAATATGTTTGATACCCATAGCGCCATCACCACCACTAGAATTAGTATCAATACCACCGAGGCCGCCATTAACAGTCATTAACAATGCTGGCGAATATTTTTTGGTTTTAAATAAAATACGCCCACCACCACCACCACCTGCAGCTGTGCCCAATTGACCATCAAAGCCATCGGCAGACACCACGCCAGACGTGCAAATTATTTTTGGCGAAATCACGATAATGTCGCCACCGCCATTACCGCCAATCCCAGCGCCAGCACCCACTATCGCCCCGGCACCACCGGCACCACCCCACGAACTATTACCAACCAACGAGAGTAACGCTGCTATTTTGCCTATTGCGTTTGGACTGGAACCTGCACCGCCGTCCTGAAAAGACGGAATACCAGCACTCCCACCAGGCGCACCAATACACGAACCTCCTGCAAAACCGTCTGACTGAGTTCCACCACTACCGCCACCACCACCTCCAGCATAGCCGTCTGAACCGTTTTCACTAGGACCTCCCCCGGGAGCACCCTGCCCATTGGCCGTTAACGTAGCCCCGGTCATGTCAAACAAAATATTACACACGACCACCAACTGCTCATTCGCCGTCACAGTTATATCGCTGTTGATTGTCAAACTATTGTAGTAGTGCAGACCGGACAAATTTTGATTTGCGCTGATTGTGACATCACCCTCAAACGGAACTACACTACCCGCTATTACCGATGACGGCCCGCCAAACTCCAACATACGTGATAGAACTTCCTCATCACGAGCCACCAATTGCGACATAAGTATTTCGTCGCCAGAGCTACCCGTATCAATCTGGCTTGGGTCAATAATATTTCCTGTGCTAAATGGCATATTGTCTCCTATGAAATCATGTACGGCTCATCGCCATTGCCAGGGCTTGATGGCGTACCGCCAGAGATGTACCAATACTCACGCTGGGCCTCGGTCGCCAAGTCATAATCAGGCAGTCCTGCAGGCGCAATAAATATAAAACGCCCAAGCAGCCGGGCATCGAAACCAGTCGCCATCAAACGTCCCTGATTAATTCCTGATAATTTAGTTACAGCCACGCGCATCATCAGCGGGTTGCCATTAGCATCGACATTAATAGGCGAATACAGCTCAACAATTTCACCCAGCTCTATATCACTGTCCTTCAATTCCAAACCAAAGGTAATTTGCCCCGCACCATCCTTGTATTGTCGGACGGTCCGTGATGCTAGTGCACGAGCCAGAATTTCCCCGCCAAATACCTTTTTCATCCAACGAGAAAAGACTGGCTTTCTGTCTGATATTTCCTTATGACGGATCTCCGCTTCTCTGTTCGCTACTCCCACCGAATACCGAAAGTTATCTTCATCATCGGGATCCTCACCCGCTAACAGGTCGTAATAAACCACCGCACGTGTATAGCGATTGGCCTGGGTATCACCTAACGATGTGGTGTTGTAAACGATGTTAGCGGCATTCGTGATCTTCCGATACGCATCACCAGGTGCGTTAGGGGCCAGACGTTTGAATTTGATTTTCTGATCAGCTCCCTGCCAAATATATGAGAACGATTCCTCGCGCAGTTCCTTTATCAGCTTTTTGATTTTGGTTGGTTTGTGCAACAGAGCAGCAAACGTCCAGCCTGAAAACCAGAGATCGCGATTTGCCTGCAGCATTGCAATATCAATCTCAGTGTCATCAATACCCGCCACATTAAAAAGCGCGTGCGCCAGATCAGGCGGATTTCCCTGCATATAAACAGCCTGCTGAACCTCTTCATCACTATCATGCAACTTGGCCTGATCAAATCCAATGTTGTTATATTTGCCTCGAGTCAAGGTGCTAAAGATTGTGATACCAGTCTCCAGATCGAGAGTGCCTGAGTCATAGCCAACACACTCACCATTGATAAACAGATCACCTCCTGTCAGATCATATTGCGACACCGGCGGTGATGCCACGCGATCTATCCCTGTCCAGGGCTCAAGCTCAAAACTACCTGTCTCGGTTGCAGACAATCCCGCGGCACTCAAACGGCCATCAGTTTTTGCTGGATACTCAACATCAGTCAGTTTTAGCAAGCCGCCAATTTTCATTGTTACCAGTCCGTCACTACCAACCGACAAACTCTCCAGCACACCATGAAATCGCAGCGTGTAATCAGCCTGGCTAAAACCAGGCGCGATAAAGCCTTCATACACCTCAACCCTGCGATTCTTAATGTGCTGATTGACAGCCCGCCACTTAGACCAATAGGTGCCACCGGTGGCCACCTCTTCAGTGCCAGAGGGTGCCTGGCGTAACGTGGGCGACACTCGATACGGATCAACACCATAGTCACCGTCCGGTTCATCCAGAAAAGTGATAGTTACCTTAAAATCTACCAACAGCGATTCAGTCAGCAGGATCTCTTGTGGCAAGGGTGAAATGTCTTTGACGTAAGGCCGAATGATTTCACCAGGCAGAGGTGCAGGAGATTTGTTCAGACAATATTTATCCTCACGCACACCTTCGGTGAATGCCTCATAATATTTACAAGTTGCCCAAGTGTTGCGGCACGGTACGCCAACGTGAAGGCACGGGGCTGTGCCACAGGTTTGAGTGCAGGCCTCAGCCTTGACTATTACCAGCTGGTTTGGTGAGCGGCTTAGGGCGTTTTTTTGGTCGTCGTAGGCGGTCATGCAACACCCGCCATATATTTCTCGAGCGCCCGAGCAAGTGTTATCACGGTAGGGTAAACAGACAACTGGTCCACGTATATTGCACTTGATGAAGACGAACCAAATGATGTCTCTATTGCGGGAGTGCTATATCCAAACCACGTCCCATCACTCGGTGTAACGCCCCCCCCGCCGGACAGCGTGGCAGACTGTTCAACGCCATCAACTATGATATTCCAATTAGTTCCGTCGCTAGTAATAACGATGTGATGCCAAGTTTCCTCGGCTAATGCGTCGTCGGTCAACAACGTCCTAAAGTCAAAATTGCCTATTTCAGAATTGTAGGCTCCAGCGCTAACCCGCACTTTCCTGCTGCTGTTTATAGCTACAAAAAGCAGTTTTCCCGACTCATTTAATCCGGTAAAGGCGGTTTTTTGGTAGATGAGGTATTGAGTTGCTGCAAATCCGGTCGGAATGTATACCCACTGCTCCATTGATCCAGAAGTACCCGTTAGCTCATTAGCGAAACCCACTTCCAACGGTCCGAATTCAACACTTCCGACAGAGCATGGCACCGCCGGAGGTTTTCCTAAGTGGCTCGCCATCGGCTCACCATTCGATGTCCCGTTGTTCGCCGCAATTTCATCAATCAGAGTCGCGCCGGATGTCTCATCCATCTTCCAGTAGTGCGTCGGATTATCTGCCAATACCATCGCGCAATAACTCAGGCTTAAACTGACACTAACTTCATCAGGTATGTAAACACCCCGCAAATCCAACCCCAGCCGCCTACGTCCACCACGCATAATCGGTGCAGAAAAACCACTCGGCGCATCGAGAAAAAACAAATAAACATCGTCAGGATGAACAGAATAGGTTGGAATAAAAAACGCCAGCAGTCCGCGCTTCAGATAGCTATCCCAAACCGGCTTAAGATTATCTGCGAACCAACTGTCCCGGACCTTCTCAAATGTCCAACGTGAACGCTGTTCAATTAAACCTGTCACCACACCCAGCTCATGGCCTTCACCAGATATATTGATATCTGCTGTTGGATCGATCACTCGCGGCGTGTAGTCGCCGATCAGTGGTTGTTCAAATTCCAACACCACGCCAATAACAGCCATAGCGATGTAACACTGACCGCTGAATCCTGTGATCGCCAGGCGCCAATATCGTTTGGTTAGTTGGGGGAACATAGCAAAGAAGATTGACTGCTCAACCGCGACTGGTTCGCTGGCGACAGTTATATCTGTAAAAAAATTATCATCAGAACATTCAACAGATACCGACGCACCCAGTTCATGCAGGTTATAGCCACCCAGGCCGATTGCATTAGCGGGCTTGGCACCATCACTATCAACCGTCAAATACTGAGTGCCACCGCCGGCTGATTTATAACAAGTAAAAAGCTGCCCATCGATGATATGCATCGGTGAATAGCCAGCTGCCGTGGACGTGGCTGTCACCACACCATCGGCAAAGCGGTTGTCAGCTAGCAACATAGGGTTCACAGCTTCACCCCCTGCAACGGCAGTTCAAACCTGCGCTTCCACGTTCTGGGGTGGTAAGCCGCATCCAACACTACGGCGGGGTCAACCCACATCCAATACGCATCATCAGGGCGCAACGTGCGATTAGGTGCCCAGAAAAACGGCTTGAATTTGATCAACCAACTATCCCAAACAGGCAAGAAAGTTTCTCGATACCAAACATCATCCACCAGACTAAAGCGCGCTCGAGCAGACAACCTGGTGTACGCAGCCAGCAGCTCCAACACTTGGCCTTTGTCCGGCAGGCCATTCGCGGGCATGACATGCTCAACTGCAGGAGAGAACTCACCCTCAATAGGACCATCAAAGACAAACCGTTGACCAATAGAGGCTTTCAATATCTGCCCCGGCGCTGTCAGGCCGGTGATGGCCAAGCGCCACTGCTGCTTATCCTGATTAGCGAACGAGGGAAACATCACCGATTGAGTTACAGCTGTGGCTGGATAAGCGATCGTAGTATCTGCAGCAAAATTATCGGCAGAACATTCAACAGCAACCGAAGCGCCGACCAGGTGCAGATTGCTGATCAAACCAAAACCATCGGCAGATTTAACCGCGCCGCAATCAACCGTCAGGTATTGAGTTGTTGTATCAGCGGACAGCCATTGCTCAGCCGTGCGCAGACTGGCTATATTGGCCGCGTCATATCCCGCCGCCGTGGTGGTGGCTGTAATTGCACCATCTGCAAAACGATTGTCGCAGAGCAGCTCCGCTGGTGCTGACATCAGAGCAGATCCCGTTCTTCAAGTTGCTGATTAGCCGCTCGCATATCACGCGCCATCGACTCATGTTCGACCACGTTGCCGTAGATGTAATAGTTGGTGACTTGCTGCATGGGGCGAAAGTTTTGGTTAGCAGATAAAGAAGGAACATAAGACGGCTGGTTAGCTGCTGACGCTGGTGGTGCAGCAGTGGATCCACCGCCACTTTCACTTCCACCAAATAATGTTTTTGAAATTGCAAAGGCTGCCAACAGGGCCGCTCCACCAATCGCAGCAGCTGAACCGAATGACGCAACCGACGTAGCTGCTGCAGCTGGCCCCCATGCCGCAGCTGTCGCTGCTGCAGCTGCCGAACTCGCCGCTGTTTCTTGGGCCATCAGTGTTTTGCTCAATAAAGACATTGCGACTTTTTTCACACCTATCTCAACCAATCCGCTAATGACAGAGTGAACGGCACCTCTCGCCACAGCATTCATAGCGTCGCCAAAGTTCTTTTGTTCGAGTATTGCGGACGCTGTAGAATCTCCTATTCCTGCAGCAAACCTATTCCCCGCAGACGTCCATGCATCTGACCATTCCAAGGCGTTTTGTTTTGACGCTTCAATGAAAGCCAGTTGTTGTTGGGCAACTGCAGCCATCCTATGGCCGTATTCTTCAGCAGATTCGGTCGCCTCTGGATATGCCAGGCGGGCCAAATCAAACATCCGATTTCCATAGGCCTCAGCGGTTTCCGTTGCCTCTGGGTATAGTTCACGCGCCAATTTGGCCATCCGCGCCCCGTAGGCTTCAGCACTTTCCTGGCTGGCCAGCCATTTACGGGCAACGGCTGCTTGAGCTTCACCGTATTCCTCAGCGGACTGAGTGGCTTCAGGGTATGCCAGCCGCGCCAGTTCAAACATGCGTTGACCATAAGTCTCGGCCTTTTCCGACATGATGATCTGATGCTGAATTTCTTCACGGCGGGTGCGTTGCAGCATCACAAGCTGATCATTCAGTCCTTTGATATTTTCTTGTTCTTGTTTAACCAGCTTATTCAACAGGGCAGACTGTCTCTCACCACCAGCCTCAACACCGGCACCCGCCAAACCTTTGCGATAACCCTCAATAGCCACTCGGCGACGATTAATTTCTTCCGTAACGGCAGCAATCTGATTTACCACTTTGGACTGTGCAGCCTTGTCCATCGTGCCCGCTAGCTTTTCTGTCTCGTCATTCAGAAAGCTCGTATCATTTGCAGCTTCCCGTGAGGCCAACGCCCAGACACCAATTGCCGAAGCCGCCGTCAAGACAAAACCAGCCGGACCACCTAACAGCCGCACAACACCCATCATTCTCGATGCGCCTGCGGTATAGAGTGCTTGGGCTGCTGTTGCTGCTGTAACTTGCCGAGTTTGCGCGCCCAGCGCGGAAGTGAGTCCCGCTGTGGCATGCGCCTGTCTAATTGTTGCTGTGGTCCAAGCAGCCATGCTGACAACCATCTTCACCGCGATCGCTGTCGATAGTCCGGCCACTGCGCCGGTACCGATTGCAATGCCATCATGCAGCATCTCTCCAAGGGCTTGTACTCGCTCCTCACTAATTGCCAGGTCATCACTCATGTCTCGCAGATAGGGGCTAATAGCGATAGCCAGAATCTGTCCGAGTTGCTCTTCTACATCGCCCCAGGCATTTTCATACTGCTTGATACCACCTGTTGCTGTCTGCGAAAGAGCAGCGTTCATACCGCCAGCCTGTTGCTCAATCTCAGACAGAATCAATTCAAAATCTTTGGTGGACTTGGCTGTTTCCGACAGGGTGATACCAATGCGTGACAACTCACCAGTCATGCCCATCGAGGCTTTGCCAAGCAGATTGGCAGCACTCACCGTATCACCGCCCATCTTCGCTGCCAGATCGGCCATCAGGCGTGTAGTACGCGGCAACAACTTGTCGGTAATGGCACCGTAGGTAGTGAGGAAGGACTGCCCTTTGATGATGGCCTCATCACCGATAATGCCATCTGCCTGGATCTGGCTGGCCAGATCCTGCAACTGTTTTGATAAACCTTCGGTAGTACGCCCCATTGAAAGGATAGATTGATCCAGTGCCGCGGCTGACTGCTCCTGTGCCTCAAAAGCCTTGATCAATTCACGGCCCTTTTGCAGACCAAGATAGCCAGCACCTACTGTCAACAGAGTGCCAGCAAGTTTTTTATACATGCCATTGAGTTTGCCTGCACTCTTACCCAACTGATCATTGGATTTTGCCGCTTTGCGTGCCGTCGTAGATGATCGATCAACAGACTTGTCGAACTTATTAAAGCTGTCAGCGCCTTCGCCAACAACCTCAACCAGCCCTTTTCCGTCGGCCGTTAATCGTACCGATAAAACAAGATCATTCATTTTGCGGGTCCCACGCTTCGAGTGCAGACAATTCCATCAATTCCAAATCCTGCAAAAGCAAATCATCCGGCCAGCGCTGTATGGACTGCATTTTCACTTTGACCTGGCAATAATCCAACCCCAACACATGCCCGGATGGGCCTAGCCGCCAGGATGTCTGTAATCGGCAAAACAACAACACCGCATCACGGCACTGGGGGAAGACCTCGAACAATTCCGGTTCATGATCAAACTCATCACCGCCCCAAGTCTCGATTTGCTCGATTGATGCCCCCCATTTCTGCAGGTCATCCTCAACTTGTTTCTCGCCGCCGCTATTGACCTGACAGCACCTTACCCAGTGCCTCGCAGCGGCAATTAGTTTCCCTGTCTAAACCCCTGAATGTCCTTCATGTATTGCACTGACAATGCAGTGCGCACATATGGCCGGCGAATCATTGCGCACTTCAACTGATCGTTAAATTCAATCGTTTGTTTGTCAACATCGCGCACACCCTCAACCCCAACAAACACCCGACTCAACAATGCGGCATCATCTTTGCTCAGCTCTTCCAACTCATTTTGCTCGACCACCGCGAACTCAGCAGTGAGCTGCTGCTTACCATGCGCCGGATGGTTTACTGTCACCTTGCTCTTAAAGGTCAAATCACTTTCGTCTTCCAAAAATGTAAACATTGCAGTTCCTCTGGCTGTGGTTGGTTTAAGTCAAAATAATTTCGGTTGAATCATTACCTGCAACGGATGGGATGGGGTTCAGCCCCATATCCAGCATAGCGATACCTTCAAGCTCACTTTCGCCCGGGCTCAACAGCTGGGTTTGCGGATGTTGAATGGTCACGATCTGGCCAGCCGTGGTGCCGTGCACCACTTGCACTAAGCCAAGCGTTTCAGCAGCGATGATGCTGTAATAATCCAGCGTTGCGACATCGGGTGCCTCGATCTTCACCGAGCCGCTCGGCGTGCGATCGTTAATCTGGATCTCTTCGCGGCCGACCAGGGCAGGCTTGGTGATCTGATTGGCGTGGTCATAACTCAACTCGGCAAAGACATGGTTGTTGCCATGAATAGACAAGGTGGTGTTACTGGTGTTTGCTACCAGGGCACGCTTCCAAGCGCTAAAGTCAGCGGTTGGATGTGTTGCATTGACCGGCGCACCAAATAGGCCTTCAAAGCTCATCGTTATCATCGTTGGCTGTTTGGCATTGACCTTGTAGCCCCAGCTGCCACGCAGGCCAGTGATAGGATGCAGGTTTGGCCCTAGCCAGACATAGATAGTGATCGACTCTTCGTTTTCGTCGACCTCGGTAAAGCGCACATCAACACCAACATTGACCGCTTGAGCCATACCACAGCCACGCATCAACGGCCCCCAGGCCGGTGCCACACCAACAGTGCCGGATGCCGCCAGGTCAACCTCAAACGAGGCCATTACTTTGGTGTCGACGATTTGTTTCAAGCGCGAACCCAGACCCAGACCTACATAATCACGCTCGACCGTTTCCAGTTCCATTGACGTCAATTCAAAGTTGCTCACCTGCATGGCATTCAGCGCCGCAGTTGGCGTAGCGTCTGCGCCATAGGTGCCTTCTGCGTCGGCAGCAATTACTCGTTTGCGAAACTTAAACATTATTTATCTCCGCTCTTGCCTTGGCTCTTAGTTTTGGCCTTGTTCACATCCACGGCTCGTGGCGTACGTGGTTTGCCCTCAGCATCACGGGCGCAATTGCCATCGGGGTGATCGGCTGTGCCACCGACCTGCCGTGTTTTGCCATCTTTGTCGATGATGTAACTACCACCACTAGCCATTGCCGTTTCCTCTCAGTTGCTGTTCTTTAATCCGGCGCTTCATATCCTGCTCCCAGACCTGGCCATTCTTGTTGCACATCCGTTGCCACATGCCATGAGCAGAATTGCCGCGCTCAACAAAGTGCTTAGCTAAGCTGTTGAGCTGATGCTCGTGTTGCTCACTCTCGTTCATTCGTAATGCCGCGTGACCAACGCCAGGCGCACACCGTGGCAAAGCACATTTGCAAACATATAGGGGCCACTGTCTTCCAGTTGAATGCCGCTTTCATTACCCACCGTGGTGCAATCAACCAGGCCTTCTAAATCTTCATCAGGCTGAAACTCAGCCACAATCAAATCCACCAGGTTGTCCATTGCCTGTTCGGTTTGGCTGTCATCGTTCAGCGATAAAAAACCACGAATATTCCAACGGGTGGTAACAGTCCACCGACCAATCTCAGGGCTAACACGTTGCTGCTGTATCCGGCGAATATGCCAACCACGCAAATTATTTTGGTGCTGGTAAAACTCCAACAGCTTGTTGTTGCTCTTGGCATAGCGTTCATAGGCATGCACCTGGCCAACGTTCTCAATGCGCAACATCTTTTCTTGAATCTTGGCGCGGATTTGATCAGTCGTGCCTGCCATCAGTGCAGTGTTCCCAGTCGTTCAATCACGCGGCCGTGGGCTCGCTGATATATTCGATTCACCTGGCCACGCTGTGCTGCAAAGGTACGATTAAACATGCGAGCACCTTTAGTTCCACGAGCGGCAATCTTGTACTGAATCATCTTGGCTACGCCGTAGGCCTCCCGGCCATGCAAATCAAGTTTTGCCTTAACCCAATCCACCAGCGGTTCAATAGGCGGCATATGTGGTTTGGTCCCTAATTCAACTGGCACTGCATGCGCCAGGCTGGTGCCAACCGCGCCGATCACCTTGTTGCCAAAGACCTGCGGGGTATGCGCCCCAATCGATTGAGATAATGCACCGGTCGCACCTACCGGAGTCGCTTCTTTAATTTCACGCTCCAGTAAAAGTTCAGCCTCCCAGGCGCCGCTGATTAACTCGTCCTGCACCACATCCGGTGCGCTGCGCCATAGCGCCTGGAGTTCAGCAAGGCCTTCAACTGAGAGGCTGATATCCATTAACGAAAACGTCCAGAGTGAGTCAGGCGATCACGGCCACGTGAATTAGCCATATCCAGATCCACCGTCACGCTGTGCGCCACCAATCGTTTGGGATCAATGCCCAATTCATCGAAATAGCGTTTACGCAACTTGTTTGCACGTGCCGCAAAGCGGCTTGACTTATCACCGTGGTCTACACCATCGGCCTGAATGGTTGAGTCAGAATCGCCAGAGTAGAAGGCTGCTAATTGGTCATACAAAATCGCCGCTGCATAACTGGCGATCGCCTCTCGATCTCGGTCCGGGATTGTATCGTTCACGCCATCCAGCAGATGGGGTTTGGTGTGCATCACTCGCACCTGCTCTCCCGCAGACAACGCCAGCGGGATGCCAATCTGCACCACATCACCCGGGGCTCGATATACCCAACTGCCATTCACATAGGCAGGTGGCACATTACCGATCGGATATTCCAGCGACTGAACCATTGAACTGTCATCAGCCCAACCTGTCGGCAAGACGATATAGTGACCGCCTGTAGACGCCACATCTTCAACGACAGAATCAGGTCGGTCCTTGCTGTAGCGAATAACCGCCAAAGCAATAGCCGTGTCACGATCGTCGACGTCCAATTTGCCTGCGTCATCCTGCACCAGATTGTCCACCAGATTTTGATAATCGATTAAAGCCACCGCATCATCTCCCACTGTTGCCCAAGTTGGCCCGCTGACAAGCAGCATCAGCGCCAAACTCAATTTCAGAATTAACGTCTTCATCATTGTCCCTTTTGAAAAAAGCAAGCTTCAGTGCATCTCCACTCACTAGTTTTTGCCCTGTTCTGCAGAGCTGGGTAAATGTCACTCACCCAACTCAAGAGCTACCACCGCCAGGTGTTCTTAAACTACGACCGACTTGTAAGCAGGGCGGAAGTCAAGCGCGTTTCCGCCATAGATGTGGCGAATCTTGTACTTGATCTGATCGTTGGTGAACAACGAGCCTTGTGACGGATTGTCCTGCACAAACAACTCAGGCTCTTCATTACCATCCAGGAAGCCCAGCTCAATGAACGGCACATCAAATGGATCAGCAGTCAGCGCCCAGTCATTGGCATCCGTCCAGTACCACACCGGCATCACTTCCAGAGTCAGCGACTGGACAAAGGTCTTGTCGTTTTCGGTATTGCGACGGAACATATCCACCGCAGCCTCTTCCAGGTCATCCGGCACCCACAAATAGCGTGGGCCGATACTCAGTTTGTCACCGGAATCCAGCTCGGTCTGATTCTTCATCGCCAAGCGACCAGCTGAGACAGCTGCGCCGCTCAGGGCTGCTGCCCCCAGGTTGTTATGCGAGGCATGAAACAATGCAGCGGCATCGTAAATGGTTGGGTTGAGGCGAATAAAATCGAGCACAAACTTCGACAGGGTACGCTTAGCCGCACGTGACAGCTTGGTCGGTATCCGGCGAACTAGGCCAACATCATCATCCTTGATCGTCTCAAGCGAGATAGTTTCTGTGCCGCCTTTTTTACCTACTGCGTAGGTAGCCTTTTCATCAGTCGGTGATGACAGCGGGTCATAAGAGCCATTTTCCGCCACTGCTGGCAGGTCGCCATAACCACCAAAGCGAGTACGTTCCTGGGTGCGGAAGTCATTGACCGGAACTGGCGAGCCAATTAGTGCCTTATAAACATCGTAGTTACTTTCCACCCGATAATCGGCAATCATGGCGCGAGTAATGGCATCACCCAACACATTAGAAAAGGTGCCGGAACTGATTGCCTCGCGGAAAGCAGCTTCACCACCCAGCGCCTCACGCATGCGCACAGCATTACAGTTCCGCAAATCACCTGTCACACGACTGTCACCGGTGATCTCTACATAACACTCTTTAAACGATTGAACACTACGATGGTCTTTGTGACTTCGATCAAAGAAAGCATCCAGCATGTCAGTCACTTTTTCAGAGCGATCCTCACCAGCCTCAATACGCCCACCATCCAAATTGGAAACGCGACCAGACTCGGTAAAATTAGCCAGGTAGTCACGCTCAGCGGTAATGGCCTCTGCTACCTGTGCCTCGGTGAAATTTTCCAACGTATTAAATTGGTTGCGCAGGCGGTACTGACTAACATCAGGCAGGCCAGAACCGGCAATTGCCACTTTCATATCGGCGCGAGCTTCGACCATGCGAATCTTCTGATCAACATCGCCGACGGCAGGTGCACCCGCCGCCGGTTTGCCTGCAGTGTCGTCGCTCTCGGGGTTATTCGTCAGCGCTTCGCGGTATGCGACTTCCAGCGCTTCATCATTTTCAGTATCCAGCCCCTCGGGCAGGCTTCCTTTGTGGGCCTTTTTGACGGCCTCGATCATTCGTTCACGTAGTGCCATATCGTGTTGCTCCTCGGGGTTGATGGCTTCGATGAGATTGATCAGCTGGCCACCAGCGCCAGGCTCAATGATCAAATCCACGGAATTAACTCTTGAAATCTTGGTTGCGACGCGACGACCTTTATCGCGCTTGGCGCTGCCGTCGGCATCAATGGAAAAACCGAACAGACCGGCCATACCACGCTGAAAGGCTTCCAGCATCTTGGCAGGGGCATCACCGGAAGAAGACAGCACGTCCAGGTCAGCCTGAATCTCACCGCTATCGGTAGACTTACCTTCGACAAAGACAGCATTGCTCAACTGACCAACCAACTGTTTAAAGGACTTGCCTTTGCCTTTGATGTGCTCCTCATCCGACTTCTCGAACACGCGGGCACCATTAAAAAGGGCCGCAGCTTCGCGCAACACCACGTCAGGATAAAAATTGCGATTACCTGAAAGACCGGCTCGAATGACGCGGATGCGCCACTTCAAGCCCTGCTCACTCTGTGCCTCCAGAAAATCCCCTTGCGCCTCACGCAAGGTCACAGGCAAATGCTCCTGAACCACTTCAGTCGGCTGACCCAACTCAACAACATTGTTATCAGCCAGGGTGTAGGGGTAGGCATAAAGACGGCCGTCACGACGAACAACTGCGCGATCTGGATACATCGCCGCAACATTCACATAAGCCTCACGTCGACCAGGAAAGATCACATCGGCCAGCGCTTTTTCAACCAGGCCGACCACAGCACCCAGCTCAGTGGCCCGCGCTTCGCGCAAGGCCACTGTGCCGACAAGACCGCTTTCAGGTATTAGCTGCATGACTACTTATCGCCGCGCAGCTTTTTACCGTCGACAGTCACAACAACCACATGGTCGTCGTATTCTTTGAAATCAAAAACCTCATCCGCCTTTACGGCCACCGGCTTGGTTTTTCCGGACGGCTTTTTGGTCTTTTCATCGATGACCGGCACTTCGCGCTTAACAAGCTTTGCCGCCTGTTCTTTGGTTAGCGCAACCGGCTCTTTAGTTTTGTTGGTGGTGGGGCTCTGGTCTGGCATCGTTTTGTCTCCGCGTGGGCATGAATAAATATGCAATACACGGAAGACGATACCCGCCAGACGCGGGACTTTCTTTTAAACTGATTTAAAAATTATCGGGCTTTGAATTGCGTGCCGTTATCGCCAGGCACAGGGGAGGTGTGATCGTTTTTACCGCTCCAGATTTCATCCGGAATGCGCTCAGGAAACGCCTTGCAGCGGTGACGCATGGCAGACTTTAAATGTTTGCACCTGGAACAAACATCACTATACACAGATTTTTCCCGATCACCATCGAGAACAAAATTAGCATCGTTGTCGTAGTATTCTTTTGTCATGTTTAGATACGCTTTATCTCACCATCATCCGAAAAATCGACAATGCTCAGCATCTCAAAACTATCACCATCTTTCTTATATATAGCCAGATTGCCAATCTCATTTGGATGCACCACCGTGTCGTCCGGCAACGCCTGCAGCAGTTTAATCACCTTCTTAACAGGCAGATGCTTGAAATAGATATTACCATTGCTGATCATCGTTTCCGCCGCCGGTATTTCATATCAATCAGCTTGCTCACACGGCGCCAGACTTCGTGCTGATAATTCTCTTCATAGGCCGCCTGGCTCATCTTACCTGCAATCATCGCATCAAAATATTCGCCCGTCACCTCAGCCTCAATTGCCTGCATAGCGGGCAGGATTGCCGTCTGCCATAAGCGTTTATTCCACCCGATTGTCGGCGGCTGTATGGAGTAGCTATAAATATCGTCCACCACCCGCATTTCGGCCACCTGGTAGACGGCGGCCATTGCAATATCGCCCTCAGAGAAAGAACCCACACCCGGATGGTTATGCGTGACCACATTGCCCTTGAGTTGCTTTAACTGGTCTGGTGACAGCTTTACGCGATCGGCATTGCCATCCACCTCAAACAACACCTTGCCTTGTTTATCAATCACTGCCGCCCGCTCGATTGCCTGCCCGGCAAACCGATTTTCAATGTCACGTACTGTCTTTCGCACCCTGGGTGTCTGCAGCTCAATCGGTTTTGATTTTGCAGCATCGGCCAGCTTGCGCTTGTTGGGATCCAGAGCAATCTCTTCAGCAGTGAACGGCTTCTTGCCTGGTGTCGTCATCTCCCAGTGTTCCATGTAGGGCAGTGATTCGCAGCCACAGTTAATCGTGTCTTTAACTGATGCTTGTGGATCGCGTGGATACATCAGCCTGGCACCACCAATAATAAATGGTTCATCAACTGGCTGGATTTGACCATCGGCCGCATCATGGGCCAGACGCGAATGTATCTTGCCGGATCTGCGCCACTGCTTTTTCAAGCCCGGCAGATGCTGCTGTGCCTGGGTCATGCGTTGTTGGGCCGCAGTTGAATAGGCTCTACCCAATTCGGTGCGGACAATGGTCTGCGCCCGTGACCGACCGCCCACCTCAAACACATTTGCAATCTGTGCAATGGCATCGCCGGTGGTTTGCGCACCCATCGCCACCAGACCAAGGTTGCTGTTGATCCTGTTAGCAACGGTTTCACCTATATCCTGGATCCGGCCAGTCATGAAGGTGCGCATGGCCACCAGTTGCTTGGGATCAATATCCGTCAACAACCCGGCAATCTGCACGCCACCAGCGGCGATCGGCTTATCTATTAGATTAATACCTGCCTGCCAGAGGTTGGTTGCTGCACTATTAATAGTGGCCGAACCGGTATTGATGAAGGTAGACATGGTGCGTTTGATTGATTGCTGCACCTGGGGCAGATACCAGGCCTGCCATTCACTAGGGGAGTGTTTCAGCGTGCCCTGAATATCTTCCTCGGCCAGCTTTAATAACCGAGTCAGCTCAGCATAGGTATCGCGCTGGATGGCAGAGCGAACCTTCAGACGCTTGGTTCGCTCCTTGCGGAAGCGTTTGTTGCGTTCCTTATTGGTCACCGGCTGTTACGCCGCATCTTCCAGCGCATCATCATTTTGCGCTTCTTTTTTCTCCGGTGGATCTTTGAAGACATCCTTCTCCGCATCATTGGCCGCTTCTTTCAGTGCGTCCTCCAATTCCTTCGCGGTATCGAACTCCACCCCCAGGCGTGCGGTGATCTTTTCAATCATCATCACTGCACGCTCTTTGGTGACCAGGTGATTCATCACCAGCTGTGCGGCTGACTGTGTCACCTGCTGCAGGGCAGCGGCATATTTACTAATGTCACTCGAGACCATCTCAGGCCACTCAATATTGACCTGATAGATTTCATCATTCATGTCAGGCTCTCGGCGATTGTGGGCCAACTCTTTTTGGCGAATGACGTACTTGGCCACGCTCTCTAATACATAGCCCAAAAACGTCTGGCGCATCGCCATCACTTTAAATGTTGGGTCACCCATTTCGGCGGCCGTGGCCCGGTTGACATCACCACCGCCACCGAACCAGTGCTCAGGGATCGTTGCACCAGACAAAATATGATTGCGGAACAGACGCGCAGCGGTATCACTGTCACCGGTCTGCAGATCGGGGGATACCGTATCCCATTGTTCAGCGTCGTTACTCACTCGCACAGAGTTGGGTTTTGGTGGTGTCACGGTGCGGGCTTTCTCTTTGACCTCATCCGGCGTCGCGCCGGTCATGGTCAGCACCCACATGAAAGCACGCATGAACTGGGCGCGGTCAATCTCGCCGAACATAAAGTTCTCATAGGCATCAAGCCAGTCAATCTGCGGCAACAGGTCAGAGCGCCCGCGCTTGCCGTTGCTGAGTTTATTAATGGCAAAATAAAAGCACTCACCATCATCGAAGCTCTCACGGATCCCCTGGGTGCGCTTGGTGAATAGCTGCTCTTCAGAACCATTAACAATCACCCTGTAGCGACGGGCATGGCCTCTTTTGTCTTTGGTGGTGACCACCCCGATTACCTGTTCGCCATTGTCAGGATCGGTGACGATGGTTTCAATCAGGGATGGGTCCAGATAACCAAGGCGGACGTGGCCATTAAACTCATTCACGAATGTCGGCCAACACTGCTCACCAAACAGGCTTAGCTCACGAGCCTTTTGGATCAGCTTCAGCGCCATGTTATTAATAGGATCGTTCCAGAACTCATTCAGCCACTCCTGGACAATCTCATCATCAGCACTCAGGCGCACACCCTCAGCCAACAAATAGGCCAGCGGCAATTCCACCAGGCGATTAGCCAGCAGATTTGATTCCCACAGATACACAGACAGATCCTGCATGCGGTATTGAGTCATCGGTGCCAAGTCACGGTTCTTGTCGCCAGTCAGTTTGCGCCACTGGTCATCATCGGCATCGACGGTGGCGCCATAGGCCTCCTTGAAAGATTCCTGCACATCCACCTGCTCATCAGCAGCGGTTTCCGGCGCAGACGGCACCTGAAACAAAATTTCATCGCTTTCACCACCAAACATTCGACCCAGCCATCCAAACATTGCTCTATCTCGCTTTATAAAGTCTTTATAAACCTAGCTTCACCCTGGATACGACCGATGACGGCGACCCAGGGCGCTGCGACGCTTACAGCGTCTCTACGGGCGTTATTCAAATTGGATACCTAACCGACAATTTGATGGACTCACGGCTATGCAACACCTGGCCCTGGGAGTCGACGATGCGCACAGTGATATCCATCGACGGCGCAAACAACTCTCCAACCGCAAACTGGTATTCAGCAATGCCGTTGACGGCATCGATCATGCTCATGTCATGCGTAATCAGTTGCCGAGCTTTATCGCGCCACTTGAGCGTGACTGTTCCGCCGGTGATATCGATAGGAGCATTGGCAGCATCAAGACATTCAATCCTCAGGCTGCTGCCAGTATCGTCCTGCACAAAGTCATAACGCATCTGCGCTTACTCCATCACCGCTTTCATCATGCTGCCGCGATTACCGCATTTCGGGCACAAGTACTCATAGTCCTCACCATCTGCCGGGATGGCATCAAACTGTGGGGATAGATCATGCCCGCAACCAACACGACCAAGATTGTGGTCATCCGCAAGATCGTTCAGCTCAGCAAGTTCCGCTTCAACCTGTTCGATCTTCTTTTTAAATGGGTGGCGTACATTTTCACCCGCATCATCCATTCGCTGTTTCAGCTCATCCAATTTGATGGTGAGCTGCTCTCGTTTATCTGCCACGAATAGCCGTGGCCCCAAACATGTTTGCATGGTGATCTCCTTAACCTGATGTGCCTGTCATTTGCATAGTGAATGAATCCTTGATGGCCGCTGCATCTGCACCACGCGCCATTTCAGCCCATACGCCAATCGCTTCACCCGCCGCCAAGGTGCCACCTGGCACCGACTGCGAGACACCGTCATCAACAAAGGTCACGCCGGGTGGTGTCTTACGGTTGGCAACAGAGCCCGTATCGTCTTTCGCAGCAGCGACACCGATGCGAATGGTGGAGGCCGGGTCAGCACTGAGATTGACCTCGGCACTATTGAGCGTGTCGGTGCCGTTGGTGTTCTTTAAAAACACTTTTTCAAAGCGGGTAGTGGCGCCACTCTCAGATGACGAATCATAGAAAAAACGCCGCACCTTGGTTTGGCCAGCGACAATCGTTGCCACCGTGGCACCGCCACCAGAACGGCGGATCGTAACTGTGCCAGCCGCGGCCGATGCCAGCACTGCTTTCATGAAGCGCTCAAGAGTGGTAGTGAACGGCACTACAGTAGTGCCGTTCAGCGCCAGTGTTTCAGAGTCTAACGCCTTGCCAGCATCACGCCCGACAATGGTCAAGTTCATGGTGTCGGCAGCGTTGTCGCTAAGTGCTTCCAACGTATCGTTGGCCGCCATAGCAGTGAATGTAGGGCTACCCGTTAAATCGATCGCACCGCCCGAAGTGCTGACATCATCTTCCGGCATGCTTGCCGAGAGATACGGGACTATATCTGTTGCTAACATAACAACCTCCTAGTGGAATATCACAGGCCGGGTGACGACCTGACCAAACGTTGCCTGGCGATCCAGACGGATAGAAAAATAAGCTTGCTTGGTGACTACATCGACAATCACGTTGACACCGGCCCGCTGCAGTACTTCGAACGGCACATCAACAGCCAGGGCGATTGCCTGCAAGGCCTCGACAGAAAGCGTGGCGCTACCGGAAACCGCACGCAACGACTCAATAGATAGAGTAAATGTGTTGGCAACAGGTTGCAGCGCTTCGATAGCTGCTTCTATATCGAGACTGATCTGTGCTACCGCTTCGATATGGCCACCGTGATCGACCTGCACGTATTGCAACGCCTCGATAGCCACAATCAACTCGCCATCCACGGCGGCCAGCGCCTCGACCTGGATGGGTAAGCCAGAAGCAATAGAATTGCCAGACTCGAAGTAGATCACCGCATCTGCATTTATAGCTGTCAGGCCCAGCGATTCAAAGTTAATGACAGCGTCATTTGAAACACCAGTCAGCGACTCAATATGACCAACTCGGTCGGCACGAATGCCCGTCAGGTTTTCAATGCCAGCGTTGCTTAGGGTATTGACGCGCTTTTGTGTCTCAAACTGCAAAACGTTTTGCTTAGACAAAGCAGCCAGGCACTCGAGCGGGAATGGCAGCTGGGTGTTGATTCCAGTCCCCAGTGACTCGATCTTAATCAGATATTGGTTAACGAGATTAGCCAGTGCCTCGATGGCCATCTGATCCTGGCTGGTTACTCCTGTCAAAGCCTCAAGATGCTGGGGCAACTCTGTCTGGATATTGTTCAGTACTTCAATGTCCACTTGGCTCTGACTGCTTATCGCTGCACTGACTTCAAACAGCTGCTGAACCAGCCTGCTAACATTCCCAAGTGACTCGATATCGACCTGGTTCTGGCTGTCGATCGTTGCCAATACTTCAGTTTGCTGCAATAGCTCCTTCTGAATATTTGTCAGCGTCTCAACAGCTATTTGATACTGACTGCTTAGTGCCGCGCTCGCTTCAATGTGCTGTTGAGTCGTTTTGTAAATGCCAGCCAGTGTCTCTATGTGATTTTGGAATGTTTGTTGGATATCAGTTAATGACTCAATGTTAGTTTTGAATGAAATTGCAATATGCGTTAGTGATTCGTTATGAGCTTGTGCATTATGAACGGTGTTTGCCAGAGCCTCTATTTGAACGGTAATAAATTGATTAACTGGTGAACTGCTACCACTAGGCTCTTTAAAACACACCTGCACCCCAAGCGCCGCACCACCAGTGTCTGTTGTTGACCAAGTTGGGTCAATGGCCGCCGTAGAGGCATAAGGAATTAAGACAATCGATTGTAGTGGATCATATAAACTGCCGCCGACTTTATCATTGCGTGTTCCCACATCGATGAATGGGCCGTTAGATCTCCACTGCAACGCATCTGGATTGCCCAAGACACTAATCATAGCTCCCGCAGATGAATTCGGGGTTAAACTTCCTGGTTTATTTGTAGTGCCATATGTATATTTAGTAGCAATCAAACTATCTAGTGTGTCAATGGTTGCATTGCCCGTATACTCCCAAACAGTCAATTGTGGTTCACCCGGGTCGCCCCATGTAACCGTTATATTGTCACTAGAATCACCAGTTGCAATCCTATACCAAACGGTATGAGTTGCTCCTGCCCCGGCAGCCTCTCCTGCCAATGTCCAACCAGTTGAAACGCTAGGGGAACCACCACTAGCCCTCTTCAACAGTGACGCAATGAGTAGATTATTAGCTGTTGCACCAAGTGATGTCAGGGTACGAGATAAAGCCCCTGTTGAATTTAACCACGTTGTACCACGCTGACCTACAAAGCTGATTGCCATCAGCCAATCTCAGCAATTACTAGATTCAGAACATTGCGCAAATTAGCTGTTTGAGTTTCAGTCAGTACGTTAGCTACCATTGTGCTGCCACCATTCCATTGTGATGGAGGCATCAGATCTACTGTCGCGGGCGCCTGATCATTAATACCGACCAGAGCAGTATTTATAATAGTTTGCAGCGATGTGATTTCAGCAACAACATCATATGACTGGTTTTTTTCAGCATCACGGGCATATTGATCAATGCCCGGCGTCAGCACTAAAACAGATAATTGATTTGTTGCTCGCTCCAACGTCTGATAAACATCTCGCACGTAATCATAATTGACAAACGTAGTTTTTAAATGATCCTCCATGTCCATCAGATTTATTTTCAATTGTTTGGCTGCGCCAACAACTTTATCGTATGCGATTTGCTCTGCGGATTTGCCGCTAATTATTATGCCCATGTAATAACACCCCTTTAATTGTTCACAACTGCCGCTTTAATCGCTGAGATAAATTCATCCTATTAACAATCTGTTGCCCGTTAACAATCACGGTCTGCTCAATAACCTCACTCACAACCTCACGTACGTGACCACGAAATAAAATTGGCGGAACACGTCGTTCAAAATCATATTCAAGTGGCGCATATTCGTAGAGCGTTTCACCGTCTGGTGACCAAAAAACATGTTTCCACCGCCCCGCAAATGATTGCCGCTTTGCCAACCGTCCGCCGAATCTAAGCAACATGACGAGCGCCCATATTCGACAATTACACCGGCGTGGGCGCCACAGCTCGTTCACCGAAACATCCCCACCCGACGTCGACCACGCGCGGACTCAGGTGCAAAAACATCATCATTATTTGCATCAACTGTTTCACCCGCTGCCGGTTCGCCTTCTTCTATTGTTGCCATCCAGGCATTCAGACCGGCGATCGCGCTATCACCGTGGCGCGCCAGACCGTCGCTGCCTTTGTCGCGGCCGTCATCCATCTTCGGGCGGCCTTTTTCAAGCACCACGCGACGGTGATCGGTAATCACATCTTCATTTCTGGGCACGGCGATGGAGCCATCTTCATACGCGGCTTTATATTTGGGGAAGGCGACTGAATACCAGGCAGGCGTTGCCATCACACAATCGACACGTTGAGGGCCATATTTCTGCATCGCCGCTTCGGCGTGGGATTGTCCATTACCGCGGGCATCGAATTTGGCATGATGGAAATGGGGCAGGCCATCCAGCACGGCATCACGAATCAGAGCCTGCACATCGAATGGCAGGTTGCGCATTTCAACGGTAAACGCGACTGACCATTTGCTGACGCTCTCGCGCTGCAGCACCCAGATCACCGACAGATCACCTGACCGGCCAAAATCCTGGCCGTAAACATGACGGCGGCTGTTGTCCAGGTTGTCGATGATGGGTGTGAGATTGTCGGTAATCCATTGCTGCGTTTCATGCAGGCGATTATTGTCCAGCACAAACTCATCAGGCCTGGCGAGATAGAGCTGCGGAATGCCATCCACCTGGCAACGTTCAATCAACACACGCGGCAGGTAGGTGCCGCTACCGGCGCGAGGAATACAGAACAGCTCTTCATCGGCACCATCACCGTACTTACTGATAATGTCGTCGCGGAAGGCCTCTTGTTTTTCTGCCGACCACTCATCGCCCTTGATCAGGCAGATGCGGTTAAAAAACCCCTCTGTCAATGCGTCGTCAAAGGTGACGCGGTGCAGCGAATAATCGATCTTGTGTGCTTGTATCTCACGGATCAGCTGATTGAATGGATTGCTGTCACCATTGTGCGTGGAGATGACATCGACACGTCCACCCCAAATCAGAAATGCCAGCGCAGCCTTGAGCAGCTCACCCAGATCATTATGGAATGCCGCCTCGTCGATACGAGCGTGGCCCTGACGACCACGGAAGTTATGCGGGTTACTGGATAGCGCTTCGATTTTCTGACCGCTGGCCAGCTTGATACTGAACTTGACGATGTCACGGCGCTCGTTTTCGATGATTGCGTGTTCTAGTGAGACATCTATTTCGCTCGCAGCAATACTGAAGGCGCGGGCGAAGAAGGCGCAGTCGCCGATAAACTCGGCAGCCATTGGCAGGTTGTAACCGACATAAAACTGATCCATGCCATTTTCCTCGGCGGCTTCGAGCACCGCCTCAGAGGCCACGCCCCATGACCAACCGATCCGGCGACCCTTCTCGCACACGCGCACCGGTGATTTGTCCTGTTGCCATTTGATCTGATAGGGCAGCAGCACTGCCGGCACATCGGCGGGCAGCAGATTTTTGGTCATGCGTTCAGACTGGATCTCATCAACAAGATCAAGGCACTCTTTTTTCTGGGCCTTATCCATCGACATTAATCCCCAGAATTTCGGCACGAATTTGCGCGGCCACGTCGGCGGTCAGGCCGCGCGTTTTGCTGATGGCATCCACCTTCGCTGCTGCCGCTTGTTTCTTCGCCTCCAGTTTGGTTTTAACTTCCTCAGCCCATTTTTTCTGCGTGACAGATGCCCGGCTTAGGCGTGCGATCGCAACGCCGATCTTGCTCAGATCGTCCTTGGATCCAACATCCATCAACGCTTCAAACATTTTGGTCTGCACCAAACGGATCAGCGCTTCGTTCATCGCGCCTTCGTCATCACTCGCGCCCTCGGCGATGGCCTTCGCCTGCTCGGTGGCCATACGCATCGTCTCGAGTTTTTCTTCGAACTGTTGACCGTGGCGGTGGATAGCCGAACGCGAGACCCGTATCTCAAGGCCGCGCACCTGCAGCTCTTGATTGAGCCAGGCTTCGAGACCTGAATAATCGGCAAAGCCTTTAGACACGAGCAGACCATTGAGGTCTTTGCGCAGGTCTTCCGGCAGGTCGAGAACGAATGAACGGGGCGGCATATTTATACCCGTGGCCGTGCAATGCCGGGCTCGTCGTGCTCGGGGTTTTCGATGTAGTCAACACCGGCAGGAAGCAAGCGGCCTTCCCAGTACGGCATGCCACGTGGCTTATTGATTTCAACAAAGCGCTTGTCAGCTAAATATTGCATCGCCTTGCGCACATCGGTTTGCGTTGCCTCAAGATCTGCATCGACCAGTACCTCCTGGATAAGCCCCTCACCGACAGGCAATGGACGGCCGACATCCAGGATGCGCAGAATCCGATAACGGATCATTTTGGAACGGGCATGATTCAGACGTTCGTGATCCATTATTTACTCTCCAGTCTCATTCGCTCATCGACACGCTGTAATGTCATGTCTACACGGCTAATCTTTTCGCTCAGGGTGTCCTGCTTGGCATCAATTACTGCTGAGAATCGAATCCAGTCTTCACGCCGCACGTATTTTTCAGGTAGCTCTGCTTGCATCTTGAGCAAGTCTTTTTCAACCCGTTGCAGCTGCTCGGCTTCTTTGTTGGCTGCGTTTTGCAGCGCGGTAAACTTTTCATCAAGGTGCGTTGTATGCCCGTCCAGCAACCACTTCACCGCCCAAAACAGCACCACACTCCAGGCCATGACAACACCGACCAGCGCAGACACAACCTTCCAATCAATTCCATCAATCACGCTTTGCAGACTCCTGTGCCTTTATCTGGTCTTTCTCTTTTGATCCCGTGCTGGAGCCAAACCAAAATTGCAGAATCATTGGGATAGCAGCGGTAAGCACACCGATGACTGTGTTGAGAATGCCGAACACACGATCATCAAAATGAGTGTCATGCATCCACACCAGCAACCCCATAATGGAGAAATAACCCACCACGAACAGGCCTGAGAGAATGACCTGTGGCCAGATGTTGACCTTGAATAATTCGCGAGCATTCTGGCGATCGGCGGTTTCAAGCCGGAAGACATCGATATCCAACTCTTTCATCTTGATGGCAAAGTCCTGATCCAGCTGTTTCAGTGCCAGTATCTGTTCGGGTGTTGAGTTTTGAATGGCGCCAGCCAACTCAATCTCAGTTGCATCTGGATTGCCCAGGAATTTATCTGCAAGAAACTTGATCGCCATACCAGAGGCAGGAGTGCCGAGTGCCGCACCGATCGTGGGCGCCACTTTACGTACCAGTTTTTTCCAGTCAAAGCTCATGACGCACCTCTCGTTTATCCCAACGTGATCTGTTTGGGCGCACATCAATATGCGTCCAGGTGTCATAACGGCCAATGCCGTAACAGTCAGGGAAGGTTTTATCCAGCCACGCGAACACCTTGTCGGGTTCAGCGCCACCGACTCTAATGTCTGCTGCCTGGCCAAGCGTATGTTTTGAAAGCGCCGCACCGCCAACGCTTACATTATGCCGCATGCACCGCGCACCACTGTTGATGATTACAGGGGTTTGGAAATGATCCCGAATAGATTCCAGAACATAAAGTAGTTCGGCGTCGATGGTGTTGAAACCACAACCACAAGGGCATGCAAATTCATGTCGCCGGAAATGAGTACTGAGCTGAAGTGTTGAAGTCATGCCCTCCAGACTAGGGGGCAGAGAGGCCAAATAATATTAAAGTGATTTAAAAAAGCTAATCGTCAAGGGACAGATCCCGTTTTTGCTTCTCAAGTTCTTTTTTTAGTTGTTTTTGTTTAGTTTCAACAAGCATTTTAAGATTAAATGTATGCATGTCGATCAATTGATATGGAAGCATTGCCGTTCGAACGAAACACAAGATTAAAGCACCAATAAACATTGATAGGGCTATTGTTTCCGCGAGGCTAACTTTATCAACCCCAATCAAAAGCAAAATAATTCCAAGCGCAAGTGTCATTGTATAACTAATCAAGGTTAGGCTTTGAGACCATAATAAATATATTATTTTATCCCTATAAACTTTTGCTTCATCATAGTTCAATGACTCAGCCCCTGAACCTCTACCAGTGAAAAGCATTAAACTCATAGAAAATCCAAGCAATATTCCTATCGTTGTAATCGCACCAACAACAAAATTCTCACTCACTCTTAGTTGTAAAAAGAAAGCGGCTATTGATCCTCCAAGAAAAGGAAACAACACCCCAATAAACAGCTTAAAAACTGCATGAGGTGTTTTTTTGGCCGTTTTCTTAAGATTAGAAGAGGCTTCAAATGCGGCTAGCCACTCATCCGGGAAATAATCTCTGATAGCCATAAATTAAATAATGGGCCTATATATTGACATTCGCTAGCCTACCGTCTTCCGTCAAAATTGTTAAGCCATCGTCCTCATCGGGTGACTTCAATTCAATAATAAAATTCCGCATTTCTTTCATTAGCTCGTTGCTGGCTGGGTTTTTTCCATTGACAGATTGAACGTCAGGACGAGCCCTAATCCTATGCTTGGACAAACTAACCGTATCACCATTTCTTAAATATACAGAGACCCGATCAAGAGCATCATTCTGTTCTGCTTCGGAAAATGCTTGCTCTACCTCTTGTACATTTAAAATTGTACTGCTTTGCCATTTTACAAAAAGTTTATCTGTTCCAGGTAATTGATCTCTTAGAGTAGTCAAAGAGCTTGCATACTTACTGCCTTTTATGACATTAGACTCTGCCAGCAATAGATCAACACCCACAACACCCCCTCCGTGAGAAATTAATTGGTGAAGCCCTTTAGGAGCAGGGTCAACCAAATGAACAGCCGGATGATTTGGGGTATCTAATATCTGCTTGACAATGCGGGTAAGATATCGCTCCAATACATCTATACCTCCACTACCTTTGACACTTTCAACAATTAAAGCGTGACCAAAAGCAAGTACATGCACAACGCTTATTATCTGCCGATGATTTCCTTCTTCATCCACTATTGGAATAGCATCAACATCCACAGCTTTTTTACTTAAATCCAAGCTTGATGACGGTGGAAACTCACCAGGCAAATATGAGCAAAACTGAAAACCAAATCCTTGCTCATACGATTTCCCTTTATTAATAAAGCACCGCCGTACGTTATCGTCACCACCTCTAGGTTGGAGTGTATCTGCGACAGACGATGAATTTGTCCAGAATTTTTCCAATACATCTTGGATTATTGGAGCCTTAAAATTTTTTCTCTTACCGGAATTAAAATAAACAGCTTTTAGATTTATAGTTCTCTTAATAGTAGTGCCCACACAACCCCCTAAATAACGGATACCTCAATGAAAAAAATTACAATATAATTAATGCTGGAAAAATGGTGCCACTTTATCTTGTCCACACCGACGACATTTAAAAACCTTATCCCCTTCAATACTGATACGGACAAAGCGCCAGTGATGGCCACGGAAACCACAAAGAATTGATGCTACAAATGTATTCTCGATTCTCATGTTGGCGGAAATTGTGGTTAGTTTGTCTGCTTTATGATCGGAACATTACGTGACAACGGTCGCCACTCACTCGTCATGGGATGCAAGCCGGTCGTAAGCTGATCTCCATCGACTAAAAAGCAACGATATAAATTTAGATTTGACGACACTAGTCGTGAACAATATGCATCCGCACCGTCAATATTGTAATGGTCTAGCTTTTGCCCTTTAAAAAGTGTTTGCCCACCGATATCAACATCAGCCTCCACCAATGTAATGAAGTCGTCATGAATTGGGACGTAGGTTGGTACGCCGTTTAACATTACGCAGCCCGTCAACATAGACGCTAGCAACAACATTGCGATCTTTTTCATTTAACCCCCGTTATTATTTGTTGATCCATAACGGCCAACGTTGGCCGCTTTAAGCTCATCCTAATGTGCCAGCGCTGGCGCATTTGGTACAGGCTAACCCGTCTCATCCTTTTTCAAGTTTTTGCATGCAAGCGCATCAATAACCGCCCTTGCATGGGTGCGGTCCGCAGGCCTGAGTTCCCGGTACATCTGAATGATACCTTTCTCTTCCTGCGATACGCTCCCACCCCCGCGGGATTGATATCCAGCCGCCTCTTCAGCGACATGATTTAGATTGCACGATCTGACCCCCGTCAAAATGTATTGGATATCAGCACCTATTTTGGTGATCCCTACCCAATAGTCTGGAGTAGGCGCTCCCTCACCTTTTTCATAATTGATTTGGGCTCGTTTTTTAATACCGCCGGCAGCTCCAAAGTCAGTCTGATTTAGACGCAAACGATCGCGCTCCTCCCGAAGCCTAGGACCAAAGGTGTTTATCTGCGCACTTTTTTCCATAGAATCCTTGACAGGTGCATATTCATGCACCACAATCAATTTTAAATTAACAATTCAATTTTGTTTTTTAAGCACAGCAAACCTAAAAAAAGGCCAATCATGGACCCAATAGACATAAAAGCTACATTAGCCAAAAAGTCCGTCTCGCAAACGGCGATCGCTAAACGTTTCAATGTCTCCAGTACTGCTGTGCACCTCGTCATTTTTGGTAACGGTCGTTCCAAACGGATCGAGCGTTATATCTCTCAGGTTACCGGCCTGCCGCTTGAGCGGATCTGGCCAAAATGGTACCGCCAGTCAAAAACCGCCGCCTAAGGAGACCGCCGCATGAACAACAATAACCAATCAGTAACGAATCTATTTTATGAGCTAGCCTCTCGTAACAACTGGACGGCGCAGAAAGCCTATAAGCATATTAGTGGCCAAATGACGGTTGATAGAGCCGATATCTATCGAGCCCTCAAAGAGTTTCAAGACACGTCACCCATTCCCTCATTAGCTCGGCAACAGGGGGCTTGCCCTCTCTGTCAGCGTTGCCCGCGATTGTCTCAATCGATTCAATCAGACGTTGCTTATCAAGCCCCTGATCAATCAGAAACACGCTGAGAATGTTGATCATGGCCTCCTGTGTCGTCACCGTAATGCGCAACTGCGCTAGCTGCAACCAGAGATCATTATGGTCTTTATCGTGCGGATCAATTGCCATGACAGGGCTCCTTTGGCGGTTGTTAACGTACTTCCAGCTTAGGTTTCTGCAACACCTTTGCACAATAGCAAAATCCGGCTTTGTTTGGAATGTCACCAGCTTGCAGTCGGAGGGGCGTTCCAATGCCGTCTAGAAGTTGGAAGAAGGTCCACCCCATCAGTTACCGGCACGCAATGGAGCTATGCGTAGGTCATGCAAAAGAGCGCCTGAATCGCTCTATCGACAACATTGCCGACCTGATGGGGCTCGAAAGCAAGTGGATGATCTATAAGTGGATTGAATCCGGGCGAATTCCAGGGATTCTTATCTATCCCTTTGAGAACGCCTGCGGCATCGACCTCATCACTCATTATGAAGCTCACCGCCGTCACAAACTGCTGATAGATGTACCCACCGGCCGCAAGGCCACTCACCAGGAAATCACTCAGCTGTCGCTGGCGATGAACGAAACCAGCACCAGCCTAATCAAGTTTCACGAAGGCCGCACCAGTGCGGAAGAGACGATCGCTGCCATCACTGGGGTGATGGAGTCTCTGGCCTGGCATCGCGGCACCGTGGAGAAAACCAACCAACCTGAGCTAGACCTAGAAGGAGATCAATTATGAGCACCACCGCCAGCAGCATTCCGCTTGATGTGCCTGTTATCACGCTCAACAACATCGTTTCGACATTAGAAGCTATGCAAAAAATTGGCGATTTCGCCAAAGGAAATTATCAATACCAGCGCAGTCTGGCGTGCCGCCTCATCGACACTGGCACGCCGCTGGAATGGATGACCGTGGGCGATCTGCTGAATATCTGCGCTCAGCATGAGGCCGATTTTGTTAATGCCAATAAAGGCACTCAGTCATGAGCGCCACAGAAGAAACATATGTCGAACAAAACCTGAAAGGTTACGACGCGCGGCTGGACGGCAAGACGCTATTGGACAACCCCAATCCCGTCAACAGCGATGAAGCGGCCTGGTGGGCAATGGGCTGGGCCGAGGCCGACAGGCTCTTGCCTTGTTTGGATCAAATCGATGACGAACTGCCGTTGGACGGCTATTTCGACAACCGCTATCAGGAGACATTTATCAATGGCTGAACGTTACACCAATGGTGCGCAGCAACGTGTTTTGCAGGTGTTGCTGCGCCTGGCCGGGCATGAGGTCAACGGCCTGGCCCCGGGTGAGATTGCCAAGGCGCTGAACACCATGCCCAGCAACATCACCCGCGATCTGGCCAACCTGAAAGAGGCCGGGCTGGCTGAGCAGATACAGGACAGCGGCCGCTGGCGACTGTCGCCCAAGGTGCCACAAATCGGCGTTGCCATGCTTAGTGGCGTGCAACGTGCCCAGGCCAAGGTCGACGAAGTTACCCAACGTTACAACCGCACACCCTATTAATAAGGAATCAATCACATGGCTCGCAAAGCAACACAAAAACCGGCAGAAGACACCACCGCCACCATCGACGGCGAGACTATCGCCGCAGATGTCCAGGTCGCCGATGCACACCACCAGCACCTGGCCACCATTGACGCCACCTATGGTGATGGGCTGCCGTATGACCCGCAACGCCTCATCAATGAGGCACGCTTTTATTTACAGCAGTCGGCCGACGCTATGTTGGAGGCAGGTAAGCGGCTGATTGTATTAAAGGAGCACGAACAGCATGGCGAGTTCACGCATGCATTAGAACAGATTGGCATTCATCCCAGAGCAGCTCAGCGAATGATGCAAGCGGCAGTAAAGTTTTCTGGGTCAAATGCGACGCTGGCGTCGCATTTGGACAAATCGAAACTACTCGAACTCATGATCGAAGAGGATGATGATCTCGAAGCTCTGGCCAATGGAGGCACCTTGGCTGGGCTTACGCTGGACGAAATCGACCGCATGACACGCGACGAACTGCGGAAGGCCCTGCGCACAGCCCGTGATGACGCGAGTCAGGAACGCGAGACTCACGAGGCGTTACTAGCAAATAAAGACAATAAAATCAACGAGCTAGATAAAGCCCTGCACAAACTCGACAACGCCCCGCTGGATGATCGCATCGGTGATCTGTCGCAACGGTTGGAGCGCAAAACCCTGCATAGCATCGGCGAGCTGCTTGCGTTGGAAGTGGTGATTCACGAAACCCTCACCTGGCAAGACGCCCCGACTCATCTGAAAAACGCCTGCAATCAGTCGGTCAACCGAGTGCTGACGGCGCTGGATGATCTGCGTGCCAAGTATGCGCTGAGCGATGTTGCCCATGAACCCGAGGACGATGCCTGGATGGAAGAGGCACGTGAGGCCGCTGCTAGCTCGACAGGCACCAGCCTGGACGAATTGGATTGGGAAGAAGCCTAAATAGGAATGGACCTGTCATGCATGCTGCCGAAATAGGAACGCTCGATTACCTGCGCGATCTGGTCGCCCGGCTGGAGGCGGCCGGGCATGGCGAAAAAGGCGTGTTGATCGATGGCGCAGCCACGTTTTTGAGTACGACCAGGCAGGGTGTTTACCGGCAGTTACTCAATGCCGGGTATTGCTCCGGTAAAAAGATTCGCGCCGACAAAGGCGACAGCCGTTTGAGTGATAAGGATGCCAGGACCATCGCAACATTGATGGTTGAATCGTACCGGCAGAACGGCAAGCGTCTGTTGGGCGTGGATGATGCAATGCAAATTGCCCGGGCCAATAACATGATCAGTACTACTGTTTCGCCCAGCACCGCACTGCGCATTATGCGTCAGCGTGGGTTACATCCCGACCAGATTACTAAACCATCACCTCACACGGAGATGCGCAGCCTGCACCCCAATCACGTCTGGCAGTTCGATGTGTCGGTGTGCGTTCTATTCTATTTAGATAAAGGCGGCCTGGGGGTGATGGATGAGAAGCGGTTTTATAAGAACAAGCCTGAGAACGTTGCCAAGATCAGCAAGCAGCGAGTGTTGCGCTATCTGATCACTGATCACTATACCGGTGCGCTCTATGTGCATTACTACATGGGCTCGGGTGAAACGCAGGAGATTCTGTTTAGTTTTTTGATGGATGCCTTCCATCAGCGCAGCCATGAGCAAGACCCATTGCACGGGGTGCCGTTCATCATGGTTTGGGATGCGGGCAGCGCCAACCAGTCTGCATTAATAAAAAATCTGCTTGACCGCCTGGATTGCAAGCACATTGCCCATACGCCCGGCAATCCGCGCGGCAAGGGCCAGGTGGAAAACGGCCACAATATTGTGGAGTGCAAATTCGAGGGACGGCTGTTCATGATGAACATTCAGTCTGTCGAACAGCTCAACGAGCAGGCGCATATATGGATGCGCCATTTCAACGGCACGTTCAACCATTCACGCCACGGCCATACCCGTTATGGCCTGTGGCAATCGGTGCGTGCGGATCAGCTGCGCATCTGTCCACCAAGGGAATTATGCGAGCTGCTATTGCGCACGCGGCCTGAGTCGCGCCAGGTGCGTGGCAGCCTGGTGGTGCAATTCACGGTTAAAGGTTTTGACCCAGCGCAATACAGCGTGGCCCATGTGCCCGATATTCGCGTCGGTGAATACGTGGATGTCTGTGTCAATCCCTATAAAGCGCCGAGCATCTATGTAGTTATGCATGACGCGGATGGCACCGAGCGCCACTACGAATGCGAGCCACTGGGCCGAGACGTGGCGGGATTTCTGTTAGATGCGCCGGTGTACGGTGAAAGTTATAAGACTACACCCGACACCGATGCCGACCAAAACCGCAAGCAGATGGCGAAGGATGCCTATGGTGCTGAGACGCAATTGGAAGTTGATAAAGCGCGCAATGAAAAACGCCCAGCCTTCAATGGTGAAGTGGACCCTATCAGCTACATGAAAGATGAAACCAGCACTGTTTATATGCAACGCAAAGGCACCGAAATGGATGTGCCGGATCATGCCGCTGTTGAAGTGAAACCTATGACTATCACTGAGGCATGCAAGCGACTGGTGGTTGAATTAGGCCACCCCCCCGAAGGAATTAATTATTACGCCCTGGTTCAGAAGTTGTACCCAGACGGTGTGCCCAATGAAGCGTTCAACACGTTGGTGATGCAGATCACCAGCCCTCAACCCACAACCATAGGATCTAAATCTATTGGATTAAGCGTAGTGAAATAACAGGAGAAAATTTATGTCCACCGCCATGATCATGTCAGAAAAAAGAGTGCCACAAATTGCCATCAATAAAAATAAGGAAGCCCGTTATATGCCTATCCGTCTCAAGATGGTGCTTGTAGATAACAGCATTACCCAATCCGAATGGGCATCAGCCATTGTTCAAGAAGGAGGCCGCGGAAAGGGCAACGGCCTGAGTGAACCTGCCGCCTCTCTGTTGTTGAATTACGGTACGTGGCCACGCAGCACCAAGCCAGCGACAATCAAAAAACAAACTGAGGCGTTTTTAAAAAAAAGAGGCCTTACAAAATTTGAATTAAGCAATCTATGGAATGAGCTGGAAGACGGAGTAATGAAAAATTACGAACGCGCCGGTCATACCAATCCATCCACCCCTGAACCTGTACGAGAAACTACTATACCGGAGACTGAAATGCTAACACCTGCCGCCAAAAAACACTTTGGTTTGTTTCGTGACCCATTCACTGATGACGTTCAAAATGCTGACGATGTGTTTTTGGATTCTGATCAACGTTACATTAGAGAAGCCATGTATCAGACTGCCAAGCATGGTGGCTTTCTGGCGGTGATTGGTGAGTCAGGCGCGGGCAAGACCACGTTGCGTCGTGACCTGATCGATCGCGTACAAAAAGAAAATGCCGACATTGTCATCATCCAACCACAAATCATCGACAAGGGACGACTGACGGCGGGCGCGATATGCGATGCAATCATTTGTGACATATCAAAAGAGTCCCCCAAGCGCTCACAGGAGGCCAAGTCTCGTCAGATTCTGCGCCTGTTGACCAATGCATCCCGTGATGGGGCGGCTCATGTTTTGATGATTGAAGAGGCGCATGATTTGTCTGTGCAAACGCTGAAATATCTAAAGCGTTTTTGGGAGCTGGAGGACGGCTTCCGCAAGTTGTTATCAATCATTCTTATTGGACAGCCTGAATTAAAATCATCACTAGATGAGCGACAGAACTGGGAGGCGCGTGAGGTGATTCGTCGTTGCGAAGTGGCTGAGCTTGAGCCTCTTAATGGCAACCTGGAAGCCTATTTAACATTAAAGCTTAAGCGTATGAGCAAACATCTGAACGATATTTTTGAGCCGGATGCCTTTGATGCTATTCGTCGTCGTTTGATGGTGCAAAAACGTGGCCACAGCCAACCTATCAGCATGCTGTATCCATTGGTCGTCAATATCACGGTGACAAAGGCTATGAACATGGCGGCATCGTTCGGTGCGCCTAAAGTCAGTGCAGAAATATTGGAGAGTGTGTGATGCAAAATCATTCAACTCAAAACAAGATTGTTTTGGATCGCATGCGCACGGCAGATCAGGCAACTGAACGCTTAGCTGCGATGGGTGTGACTGTATTGGCGGTTGTTGTTTGTGGACGATCGCCGACCATTATTGTGCAACCACATGATTCTCTCAATCGCATTGGTAGTGGTTTGAATTATTCATCCAGTGTTGGTGGCAAGCGTGTCGAGGTTAGGGCAACCCATTTCGAAGGCTGCGATGTTAAATGGGGTGCTGATACTGCCGCCTTGATGGCGTCATAAGGAGACATTATGGCTAACAAGGTTTACATAGATCGACACCACCTGAATCGCCTGCTGACCGTTGGCGAGCTAATGGCTCACACCCTTGAGAATACTGCTGATGACCTTGATATGTCGTCTGGCACCAACAATAAACGGCCAGAAAGGGTTTTGCCACGTCACTGGTATGAAGAGTCAACAACAATCAAACGGATTGTCTTTAAATGAGCCTGCCTGGCGTATGCCCTGATTGCGGTGCCAAATTCCCGCTGCCTCTGGCGTTGAATGACGCCAGAGCGCGGCAGGCGCTTTTATCAGCACTCCAAATTGCGCCATCGTTGGCCGATCGGATCATCGGTTATTTGGGACTGTTTACGCCAGGTAAACGAGCTATCAGCATGGATAAGCTGGCATCTATCCTGGAAGAGCTGAGTGAGATGATCAGCACTGCTGAGATCACACGTAAAGGGGTTACCTGGCCAGCGCCAATCGAATATTGGCGTGAGGCGCTGGATCAGGTCAACAATAATCGAAGCACCTTGCTTCTGCCATTGAAGGGGCATGGTTATTTGTTGGAGATCATCGCGGGAATCGCGAGTAAAAATCAGGGAAAAGCCGAACAGAAACGAGAACAACAATTACGGACTGGACAAAAGACCCAGCCAAAGCCATCGCCAGATGAACCATCCGGTCAGGAGTTATTTGATCGGCATATGAAAGAAATTGGTTTCAGACCCGGAGGCGATAATGGAAAAACATAATGAGGAATTACTAAATAAGGATCTGAGGCGCTTGCTGGATATTTTACGCAAGCACCCAGGTAAACACAAAGCCATTCACATGTGGGATCTCTATGAGCAATGGTCTGGTGAAGCGCTGCGCCGTGATAGTGAGGGAAAGATCATTGATGACGTTCCTACGCTGAGTCGTAAGATGCGCGACCTGATCAATGTTTTGATCGCTGTGTACGACATTCCAGTGATGAGCAGTAGCAGCCGTGGATATTGGATTATTGCTGATGAATCAGAAATAAAAGAAGTTTATCAAGAACTGGTTTCTCGGGGGCTTTTCTCTCTCCAGAAAGCTGCTCGCCTAAGCAAATGCAGCCTGGTGGATGCAGTGCAACAGCTTGCGCTGGATCTACAGGATGGCAATAGCGAGATTCGAAAAAATATCAGTGTTAAACGTGTAAAAGAAACGCCCGTTGAAGACTTGATATTAAGCCCAGAAGCGAAGATGGCGGCAGTGACAAAATCGCTGCAGGAGATCCTGGATGATCCTGAACAGTATGCGGCCCAGATAGCTGCGCTACAGCAGCAGTTTGGCCCTCGCTTGCTGCCTAAATCAGTTCAGGATCAGATCCAGCGCCAAGTGGCTTTGGTTAAGTCTATGGCTGGCAATATGTCGCAATCAACTAACAAACTGGAGCAGCTACTGTCATGAGAACCAGATCCGATCTGGGTGAAGATTGATGTCTGATACTAAGACATCTCTAAAAATCACAGATCATGCGCTGGTTCGTTACCTTGAACGTTGTCGAGGCCTGGACGTTGAGATGATTAAACAGGAAATGCTGTCAGAACGGATTTCCACTGCGATAGAAGAACTTGGCGATGGTGTCTATACCATCCAAAACAGGTTCACTGCTGTGGTCAAAAACAAGTGCTTGATAACAGTTTATAAAAGAGATGGAAAGTAATTATGAGTACATTCACAGACGAATTAATTCTTACTCCACTGAACAATGGCCGTGAATGGCGGTTGATGCAAACGTTTCATTATCACGTCGGGGACTATCCGAGCAATGATGTGGTCGCGGTTCCTGTTGGGTTTAGAACAGATTTTGCCAGCGTCCCAAGAGCGTTTTGGTTGTTGTTACCACCGTGGGGAAAATACGGCAAAGCCGCGGTGGTGCACGATTATCTTTGTGTGGTCAAAGATAGATCAAGCGTTGAAGTCCACAAAATATTCTACGAAGCGATGGGTGTGCTGGGAGTATCACGATGGAAGCGTAGTGCTTTGTATATTTCTGTGAAGTGGTTTGGTCCGAAGTTTTGTGGCTAACGTCATTTTTAAGCCGCGCCACTCAGGTGCAGGAAAAGAACGCCCGGCGCGGAATGAGTCGGATTGAAAAATTTTGTTAGGCACGAACGGAGCCACGATTATGAGTAAATTCATAAAGCCATCAACCTGGTTTAATACCAAACAAATGAAAGAGGTTTTCGGGATCAAAGTTAAATTCGAAGGTGAATGGATGAATGCCGGAGATAATAACGGCCCTTTGTTCTTTGATACAAAGGAAGAGCGTGACGCGAAAATCGAAGAGTTGAAAAAACAGGGCGTCCGTATTGGTGCCTAACAGATATTAATCGGAACGAGGCTACTATAGATGAGACTCGAAGATGCGATTTTACGAGCAAGGCATGTTGCTCGATTCAGGCATCTGTCATATAAGACAGAAAAATCCTATACGCACTGGATTAGTCGGTATGGTCGTTGGTGTGTGGGTCACGACAAAGGAAGTCATTCAGATAAGTTGCGCGACTTTCTTTCTCATCTAGCCGTTGATCGTCATGTATCAAAGTCTACACAGCACCAGGCTTTGAATGCCTTGGTATTCTTTTATCGCCAAGTACTCAATATCGATGTTGGTGATATAGGTCAATTCAGACCTGCAACTGCCCCAAAACGGTTGCCCACAGTTCTATCACAGCACGAAGTCACAGAACTTTTGAAGAAAATGTCTGGAATGACACAGCTAATAGCATCTCTATTATATGGTTCAGGCCTGCGTTTGAACGAAGCTCTGTCGTTGCGTATTCAGGATGTCGATTTTGATCGACACATCATTACTATTAGGCATGGAAAGGGTGATAAAGATCGCGCAGTGATGTTGCCTGAATCACTAGAGAGTAAGATGCGGTTGCAGCGCGATATTGCTCTGACTACACATCAGCATGACATTGATAATGGATTTGGTGAGGTATATCTACCAAATGCAATTGAGCGTAAATTTCCGAATGCCGCAAAAGAACCAGGGTGGCAGTTTTTATTTCAGTCAACCACTATTGGCGCGTGCCCACGCACTGGAGTTATGCGCCGACACCATCTTCACGAAACTGCAGTCAGCAAAGCCCTCAAAACAGCCGCCAGAACTTCAAATATCACTAAGCGTGTTGGCGCTCATATCCTCCGTCATTCATTCGCCACTCATCTATTAGAAAGTGGCATTGATATCAGGACAATCCAAAAACTACTTGGTCATGCCAATATATCGACTACACAAATTTATACTCATGTCGCTGCAAATGGTGCTGCAAGCGTGAAAAGTCCACTTGAGAGTTTGGTGGAGGGGGCTTTATGACTCGGCAAACAGAACTCGCTAAAATCCACATTGCATGTAAAGACCTTGGTCTGGACGAGGATACCTATCGCCAGGTGATCCGTGAAGTAGGAAAGGTTGGCTCTGGGAGTTCGAAAGACCTGTCAGCAGCAGGACGTGGCCGTGTGTTGGCTCATTTTATCTCAAAAGGCTGGAAGCCTAAACCTAGAAAGAATAAGGCTAAATCGCCTCAGATGGCATCAGAAGACCTGGTTGCGTTGATACCAAGGATATGGACTGCTATGGTCGATGCTGGCGTTGTGAAGTCGTCTGATCCGACTGCGTTACGCACCTGGCTGCGCTCAAATACTCGACGTTTCCACCCTCAACAAGCTGGCTGGGAAGATCCGAAATTCCTGCCCAAGCCGGTCGCGATCAAAGTGGTTGAGTCTCTCAAGCAATGGGCTAAGCGTTGCGGAGTGGTTTGGCGATGAAAAACCGCAGTCCTGAACTTCTTCGCGATCTGACTGACAAGGCTACTGCGCTGGCGGTTGAGCAGGTCGGTCTTGATCGTGAAGCGGCCGCTCGGTTGGCCCGCGCCCTGGTTGATATGATGCGCAAAGACTGGGGTGGTCAGCTGATCTACTTCCCGAAAGGCCAGGGCATCGACCTGACCGAGCGTGACCTTGAATTCTATAATCGCTGGAATGGGACTACTGAACACCTAGAACAATTGTCAGCAGAATATAATGTCTCTATTCAGTGGGCCTATCAGATAATCAAAGCGGTTCGCTCATCAGACTTGGCTCGCCGTCAGCCCGACATGTTCACCAGCGACCCGACATAATTTTGGCTTTTTTGGCTTTTATCCTCTGCAACTCTCTTTTATTCTGACCATCCCACAACATCCCGTTTTATTTGTTTTCATCCCACTTATCTCAGTAATATCTATCTAGTTATCACGGTGGGTCTCAGCATCACTCCAGTTTTCAGTTTGATTTCAGTTTCTGCTGCTAACTTAACAGTCAGGATCGCGTTTGCTGGCAATAATAATCCGAGCCGACGTAATAGAGATTAATCACAACTTCCAGGA